GCGCCGGGAGACGCTCTTGTCGTCCTTGTGGTCGACGTTGGCGCAGATAACCAGCCCGTCGGCACCGACCGCTTGCGGGTCGTGACGGTTGTCGAGGCCTCCAAGGACGAAACGCTTCACTGCCATAGCCTAAGTCCTGTACGCAGGGGAGATGCCGACCCGAACTTCTTCGCCGTGGTAGCGCTGAAACTGTCGTTTGCCTCGGGATGCGTAGTCAAAAAAACTGTTCTCATGATCCCGCGCCTTGATCTTGTCCTGCTTCTCGGCGTCGTGTGTCGAGTACGCCCTAAAAGCCGCCCACTCGATCAGCGCGTGGTGGAAACGCGCCGGGATCTCAGGCTCCGCGGTGGTGTCGGGAACCTCCGGGTCGACGTCGTCGTCGTCGAGTGCGAGGAGACTGTAGCGCCACGCGCTGAGTGTGATCACCTTGCCCTCCTCGGCGGCCGTAGGGACGCTGTCGAAGGTGATGCTGCCGGTGTTTCGATCGGTCTGCCATGCCTGAGGGGTGCCTGTGCGCGGCAAGGACTCTGTTGAGGTCCAGTCGGGGGACATCTTGCCGCGGTCCTGCTCTTGGAATTTGCCGAGGCGCCGTGTGCCGTCCCAGATATTTGTTATCTCAAGCACGCGGTCAGGGATGGCGTAGGTCGATACGCCTTCAGCCAGCACCACCGAGTAGCTGGTGAAGTCCCGAAAGTACCCCGTACGCTCGCAGAACTCATCCTGGCCTTCGGCGAGGTATCCGAGAAGGGTTGCGTCGGACCAGAACTTATCAAGCCCAGCGTCGTCAATGACTTCTCTGAGCAATGCGAGCATACGGGCTCGGGTCATTTGCAGTATTTCCCTCCGCTAATCATCTGCCAGGGGATGGACGGCCGGTCCTGCCGAACCATCTTCATGCGGGGCGCGCCGCCCTCGAAAATCTCCACCTGACGGAAGATCGTCTGCTTGGTGGTCTTGAGCATGTTGACGACGGAAGGGGGGACCTTAACGTCGACACCGCGCTGCACCTGCAACTGGTGGGTGAAGGACTTGCCGTCAGCCTTGGTCCCGGAGACGGCGAGGAAGGCGTAGTTCTCCTTGTTGTCCTCAGTCTCAACCTGGATGGTCGGCCAGTTCTCCCGGTCGTCCTCAGGGTCGATGACAGCGACCTTGGAGGCGGCCGGCGCCTTGACACCCTTGCGCGACGTGTTCGGAGCGCTGCTCAACTGCTTCTCCATCAGTTCCTCTTCGATGCCCATGTCGTTGTTGATCGTGTCGCTCATTGCATATCCTCCTTAGGGGTGGTTACTTTACCATCTTGAAAGCGCCTTCAAAGGCGTCCTCGCTCTCGAACTCTTCGTCAAGCATGGGAATCAGCGCTTCGATCTTCGCTCCAAGTTCTGCGGCGTCTTTGGCGAAGATTTCCTTCTCACCGTACCCCATGCCGCTCGGTGCGCAGCAGCAGGACTCCTTCTCGTCAGACTCCTTCTTGCGCTTGTACGGCGCCCGGACCTCGATAAGGAATCCATTGGTTATCTTGCACACAGCGAGCATCTTCTCATGGTACATAGCGGTCTCCTTTGTAGGTTTTCAGCCCTCAAGACGAGGCCGGAAAGCTCCGGCCCCGGGGTTCAGGGTTGAAAGGTTACGACGGCAGCAGCGGCAGGCTGTACCAGTACTCGGCGTCGTAGGCCACGAGCATGACGGAGGTGTACGCCGCCAGATCAAGTGAAGCGTTGGCTGCTCCGGCGTTGATCTTGTCGCTGGCGCCGGGGTACACCGGCAGGACGGCGTTGGCTCCGTTCTTGATGATGACCACCTGCCCCGCGGCGGCGGTAGGCAGCGTGACCGCCTTGGTAGCGTCGGCTGCTGTGACGTAAGTGAATCCAGTCGTAACGGCGGCGGCGGTCGCCTGGCTGTTGCCTGTGGCCGCGACGGTGGCTGTGGGGATAAGGGGCATGTCCGTCGCAGAGCTTGCGATCGCTTCGGCCTTGGCGGCGGCGACGTCGGTCGCTGTGGCGAATGCCACTCCGGCGTGGTTCTCGACGGTGTCCGCAACGACGCGGTTGGTCTTGATCTCGCGGGTTCTCATAGTGTGGCTCCGTCGGCAGGGGGAGGGGTCACCTCCCCCGCCTGGACTGTGGTTAGGAGAGAGCCAGCGGAAGCTGGCTGAGATTGACGTAGGTGGTGGTGACACCGGACGCGGCGTGGCTGGTGGTGGCGGGGGTGAATGTTACGGCGACGGTGACGACCTTCAGATAGCCGACGGGGCAGGTGTTGGCCGGGACGTCGGGGAGCGCGTCGGATGTTCCCTGGGTGATCAGGGCGTTGCCGCCGGAGTCCAGGGTCAGGAGGTAATACTTGGTGGTGTCCTCGTCCTGCACGGTCAGGTCGGTGTGGACGAAGAGGTCGTCGGTGGCGGCCTTGGTATAGAGGACGTTGTTGATGCAGTAGCCGATGGTGGCCGCGGTCTTTGCCTTGGCTGCTGCGGAGCCAATGGCGAGAGCGCCGGTCGAGAAGGCGCGGGTTCCGATCTGAGAGCGCATGGTCGCGCTTTCGAGATCCTTCAACATGCTTTTTGCCATGGTCGTTCTCCTCAAGGAGTGAGGGGGGAGGGTAACCTCCCCCGCAGGTTCAGATCAGTTCCTACAGCTCCGGAGCGGCGCACTCCACGCGGGCGAGCCACGCTTCGTTGAGGCGCACACAGGCGAAGTAGGTCTTCCAGCCGACGTGACCGCGCTGACCGAGTTTGTCGGAGTCGCTGATCTTGCCGGGGTTGAGGACCATGGGGGTCATGGCGCTGGCACCCTTGAGGGGGACGATGCCAAACGCATCGGCTGCCAGAAAAATGACCGGGTAGACGTCAGCACTGGTGCCGGAGGTGGAGACCATGCTCCCTTTGGCGCCGCCGGCGTCGGCGAAGGACTCGAAGACGGTCGACATGATGTAGCGCACGTCGCCGACGGAGCCGATCTCCGACTCGTAGGACGGCATGGCGCCGTAGTCGACAACGTCCTTGAACCCGGCAAGCCCTTCGACGGTGGGGCGCAGGTCGGGGTGGACGAGGGCGACGAAGGCCGGGCGCACGCTCTCGGTGTTGAAGTTCTGCGAACTGGAGAGCTTCTTGGTGATGCGTCGCCCGAGCTGACGCTCGAAGCCGCGCACGACCTTACGCTGCAGGTCAAGGGTCAGGGCGGTGTTGACATCCGTCCGGCCCGAGCCGTTGGCGTAGTAGACGTTGGTCCCGGCCTTGATTACGCCGAAGGCCACGGTCTCAACGGTCAGGGCGGCCTGCTCCCCGATCATCTCGGAGTACTGCGCGAGAACGGGGTCGGAGGCGGTGTCGGCGATGACGTCGGTGAGGGGGAGGTAGTCGCCGTACTGGACCAGAGTCGCCTCGTAGTCAGTGGTGGTCGGCGAGCTGCCGGCCGGGGTCACGCCCTCGGTCAAGGGGGTCGTGGCAGCGGGGAGCCGCTCGTACCGCTTGAACTTCTTCACCTTCGTCTCGTTCTTCCCGAGGGGCGAAGACTGCCCAAACTGCTGAATGACCAGGTACGGCTGGCCCCGTTTGAGCATGGTTGCCGCGGCGACGCCGGCGGTCCCATCGGTGATGTCCCCGTAGGTTACGAGTCCCATTGTTTGATCTCCTCTGGCTGGGGTTGGGTGCGCCTGGTCATCAGGCGTTCATGAACGCTTCGTCGAAGCCCTTCGGCTCCGTATCTTTCCTGGGGGCCTGGCGCCCGCGCACACCCCCCATCGAGTCAAGTTTTTTAGCTTTCTCGGCGTCGACCCTGGCTTTCTCTGCAAGGGCTGCCGCTTTTTCTGCGGCCTTAGCAGCACCATCGACTCCGGAACGGCCGGTTGCTTCTTTGAAAAGTGTGAACATCTCCACGACCTCGGAGGACGGGACCGGGTTGTCCAGCACGTAGTTGTAGGCCCTCTTCTGCACCGCCGGCAGAGTCTCGATCCACTTCTCCACGTCGGGGAGAAGGTCCAGGGCGTCGGCGTGCCCTTTAAGAATCTCCGACTCGTAGGCGGTCTTGGCTGTCGTTGCGGCGTTGGCGCGAACCGGCTCGAGGTCTTTTTGGATTGCTGCGAACTTCTCGTCCATGACCTGGTTGAACCGGGCGGTCAGGATGCGCTCCTGCGCTTCGAGCGCCTTCTTGACTTCGGGGAAGTCTTTTGCCACCTCGGCAATCATTGCCGCTTCGTCCTCAGTCAACTCGAGGGCCTTCTTGGACTCCTCAAGTTTCTGCGCCGCGGCGGCGTCAGCGAGGCGTTTCGCTTCGGCACCCTCGTCCGCGAGACGTTTTGTTTCGCTCGCTGTTGCAGCGGCGGCCTCGTCGGCGGCGCGCTTTGCCTCTACGTCAGCGGCGGCTGTCTCCGCAGCGATCTCGTCAGCAGTCTTGACGGGAGGGGCATCGGTTGTCAACGGCGGTTCAGTGCCTTCGGCGGCGGTCTCCTCGGTCGCAGCATCCGCAGCCTCATCGAACGCGCTGGCAAAGTGCGTCTCGAAGGCGTCGGCGTCCATCACATCGTCTTTGGTTTCGCTCGGTAGGCCCATAAAAAGTATTCCTCCTGTATTGTGCGGCAGAGTACATTATGTACACAGGCCATGTCAAGACTTTACTCAGTGAGTAACTTCATAAAGTACCGACACTCCCGCAGTTGCCCACGCACTCCCTCTGCCTCTCCCCGCTCGAGCTGGTCGCGCAGGACTTCAATGCGTGCTGTGAGCACGCTGGCCGCAAGTCGCGATACCTCCGAGCCGCGATGGGCTCGGAGTTTGCTCTCTGCTGCATTCAGTGCTTCTTTCATCTGCTCTCCTTACGCCGCGGCCTGTGCCGGCGGGGTTTCTGATGCCTGCTCCAGCATCACCTTGAAGTTTTCGAGCTGTGTCCGATCGGTCGCGCTCTTGGCGTTTGCCATGTTGGCCTCGACCCGCGAGAGGATCTCCTTGAGTGTCGCGTCAGCCGCAGCGGCGATGTTTTGTGCCTGTGCTGTCGACTTCTGGGCGTCGGCCTGCGTCTTGGCGGTCTTGGCCTGGGTGAGTCCGCTCTCGATGCCGGAGGCTTCGGACTGTGCCTTGCGCATCCCTTCGATAATCGCCATGGCTTCTTTCTCGGGAAGCACGCGGTCGATAGGCAGGTCGCGTGCTTTGAGGCGGTCGATGAGGACGCCGTACTTGTTGAGCATCGCCTTCTCCTCAGGGTCGAGGGTCTGCATGAACTGGTCGAGGGCGGCGCCGCGCACTTCCTTGGAGACGAGGGAGAGGTTCCCCTTGGCCCGCACCTGGAAGTCGCCTTTGAGTTCTTCGCGCTCGTTGAACTCCATGTTCCAGGAGAGGAAGGAGCCGATCAGGCTGGTGGTGAATCGGTCGAAGGCACGAACGTCGTCCTTGGTGACCATGTTGGCTCCGCCCATCATCATGCTCATGTTGCTGCTGGTGCGGAAGGCTTCGCCCAACGGCTGCTGCATCCCGCCGGTAAGGAACGCTGGCAGGTTGCTCTCGACATCGAGCTGATCGCGGTTCATCTTTGCGATGTTCATGATCTCGGTGGTGTGGTTGGGGACGAAGATGGCGCGTACTGCCGGAGCCGACGCCTCCACACCCTGACCTTCCCGGGCAATTGCCATAAAGGAGTGGATGGCGTCGATGGTCTTGCGCCCCTGAGGGAGGAGATCGGTGTTGTACTCGAAGATCGGCCCGGCGGTCGCCGCCATGTTGTCCATCAGAGCCCGGGTGCTGGCACAGATGCTCATCTGAGAGTCCCGCACGTCCTCCGGCAGGCCGACACCGGTGAGCCCGGCATCCTCGTCCTCGGAAGGGATATAGGCGTGGTACATATCCGACGGCAGCTCTCCGAAGGGAGCGACCTCTGCCTTGATGACGATGTTGTCGACCAGCCACACGTCAGCCAGCACGTCCTCGTGGAGCTCGGAGTCCTTGACCATGATGCCTGCGGCCTGCAGGTCGTGGGCGGAGACGAAGCCGAACCACCGGAACGCCTCGTACCGCCGGCGGTTGCGCTCGATGAGATTCGTCGTGTCGGTGACCGCGTGAAGCTCCGTCTCATAGGTCCGGGTCTTGTAGTTCCCCGCCGTGTTGTTCTTGAGGTACTCCTTGATCACCTCGCCCCGGAAGTCGTCGCGCTTGGCAAGGGCTTTGAAGTCGTGGCGGGTGAGGACAACGCGCTCGAAGAGGCCTTCCTGCTCGTCCCAAGACAGTGCCGAGAGGTCGGGGTAGAGGTTCCACATGCGCACGTACTCGGGGTAGGGTCGCTTAAGGGTCTTGGTGACCGCCTCGTAGACGCCGGTGACCTTGTTCTTCTCCCAGATGCGCTCCTCGAGGTTGCGAACCTGCGGCGAGCGCGCGACACCGCAACCGTAGATGGTCCCGGAGCGCACGACACGCTTGGCGAGATGCGGGTAGTCCGTCTTCTTGTCGGCGAGCTGGTCGGCGATCTCGTCCTGCATGGCGTTCTTGCGCTGTTCGGCGAACACCTTGACGGCACGCTCAATCTGCTCGGAGGTCACAAGCTCCGGAGGCCGCTGCTCCTGCTGTGCCTTTGCTACCTCCTCCTGCTCAAGGCCTGCGATGATCTCCTTCAGGTTCTCCTCGGGGATGGATGGGATCGGAGAGACGGAGAGTTCCCAGTTATTCTCCTGGCTCGGGAACATCATCTCCATCATCTTCGCCACCTTCCCCTTGACCTTCACCCGGGTGTCGCCCGGGTAGACGTGGGAGCGCTCAGGGG